CAATACCACTTGCTACAACACCACTAACAGTTGGAACAGTTTATACTACTAATAATACAAGTCTAGGTGGTGGCAGCAGTGGTCAGTTTTTAACAAGCGGATTGAATGGTACTAGTTGGACTAATTCAAGCACTCAATTTAATAATAGCAATGGCAAACCTATTATGACTGTGCCATCTGGCAAAGACGAAATTGTTTTGGAAAAAGATGCAACTTTAACTGTCAAAGGCAAAGTTGTTATAAATGATAGAGATTTAGAAGAACGGTTAAACACAATCGAAAAAGTCTTGTGTATTCCTGAAAGAGATGTTATACTAGAGAAGAAGCATCCTAAGCTAAAGAAACTGTTTGATGAATATATCAATGCTTTGGAAAAATATAAAACTTTTGAACGTATAAAAGGCGACTATGACTGATGAAAAGAAACCACTCACTATCGAATTTGCGCCAGGCGCTTTTGACGATTTTGAAGGCTCGCAAGAAGAGCTTGAAGAAATGATTGCTGAAATTACCAAAATGGCACATTCAGGTGAGCTGTTCGAACAAAGTCGTCAAGTAGACTTAGAAGAATTACTGGAAGAAGAACCCGAATGGGCTGAAAAACTTATTAACAGTCTAGCCGGAGAAGACAAAAGGACACTACAATGAAAGAAAGCATAATTAAAGATACAGCAGGATTTAGACTGAGGGTTAAAAGCTGGAAATGTGTAAACCCAGCTACACTAAATGCTCTTGAGTTTATACAAGAATGTAAAAATATAAACGGAGAAGTTGACATGACCTCAACTTATCAGTTTTTTATGACCGATGACGAACTTAAAATATTAGCACAAAGTCTAGTATCGTAAATTGTAATGACAACAGATATCGAAAAGGCACTAAATGATGGCAGCGCTCCTTGGAAAGAAATCGAATACAGAACAACAAAGTTTTGGATTTTTAAAGACCCGTCAGCACCCTGTGAAGGGTATTTGTGTTTTGTGCCTACCCAAAAATCAATGGACTGTCTCTTCGAAACTTACAGAGCAGCCTATAAGTGGGGCTACGACGGAATCGAATCTGAAAAGTGGCAGGGATTTAACCTAGTTCAAAGTGTGGGAGATATTGCCGGGCAAGACGGTAAATATCCCCACATACATATGATTCCACGATATCAAGGAGATATCAATTCATGAAACAAGCAGTAGTAGCACTAATATTTCTAGTATTGGCATTCTTAATACTAGTAACAGTGCCGGATGATGGAGGCAGAATCTACGATTGTAGTTTGTCAGAATTTCATCCCGACTATCCAGCCGAAGTTAAAGCCGAGTGTAGAAAACTGCGAACTAAAAAATCAGTAGATTACATATGATTTCATTTAACTTTAACATCCGCAACCCTTGGAGTAACACCTTTAAGAATTTGTGGTGCCGTGCATACAATACTCCATTTAAAAATAAACATATTGAATTAGAAGTTACTCGAGATTTCACATTAATGTCTCTCATGTTCAATTGGACTGTACGTCAAAGTCATGCGGGACTAGACTTAGAAGCAGGCCTGTTTGGTTATTGTGTACATTTTAATTTTTACGATAATCGACACTGGGATCATGGTAGAGGTGAATGGGAGAAAGAAAATAATGTTTGATCTGCCAAAAATTGGTATCGTGGGATGCGGCTTTGTTGGTAGTGCTATTGCCTCCAACTATGAAGGATTTGCCAACCTGGTAATTATCGATACAGATCCTAGTAAAGGTTTTAACAGCACATACGCTGATTTAACAGATGCCGAAGCTGTGTTTGTTTGTGTACCTAGTCCCATGAATGATGATGGAAGTTGTAATACTCTGCCCCTAGTATCTACGTTGACTAATTTAAAAAACTTTAAAGGGGTCATCATTTCAAAAGTGACAGCTACTCCCAATGTATACGAATATTTACAAACCCAATATTCCAATCTAGTACATGTGCCTGAATTTTTAACTGCCGCTAATGCTGCTCAGGATTATGCCAAAGAAAACTGGGCTATTATTGGCGGTAGCACACTGGCCTATCAAAGAGAAGCAGAACGTGTTATAAAATATACCAAACCAAATGTAGATTCAGTGTTCTGTACTATTGGCGAAGCTGCCATGGTAAAATATATTATTAATTCGTTTCTAGCAACCAAGGTAGTTTTTATGAACGAGATGTGTCAATTGGCAAAAGCGCAAGGTCATGACTGGAATAGAATTCGAGGCATGGTTGCCAAAGACAATCGCATTAACATCAGCCATACCCAAGTACCGGGTCCAGATGGGTACAACGGATTCGGCGGTATGTGTTTTCCCAAAGATACTAGTGCCTTATTAAAGTACGCAGAAACACTAGATATAAATTTAAATGTTTTGAAAGAAGCAGTTAAGAAAAATACATTACTAAGGTTGACAAAAACCTAAATAATAGTGTATACTAATACAAATGGCAATGACCTCTGCCTTAACATAGGAAAATAAAATGACAGATAAAAAAGAAACAGCACTTGACGCAATGGCAGGTGATGGCGGTTATCAAGAAGCATATCTAGGAGATCATCTTCGCTTTAAGATGAAACGTGATAACAAACGGTTTTGGGCTGGCGATAACATCAGTGATTATCTACACGAAGGCGACGTAGAAAAACTAATTGACGAAGCAACACCGGCATTCGAACAAATCTTAGATAAGTTACTAATTGATCGCGAGAATGATCCCAACAGTAAAGGCACCGCAAGACGTCTTGCTAAAATGTATTTTAATGAAATTATGGCAGGAAGATATGAAAGAGCACCAGACGCAACAGCATTTCCCAATGATTCAGAGGACCGTTACGAAGGTATGCTTGTGGTACGTAGTGAACTTCGAAGTATGTGTTCTCATCATCACCAGCCTGTATCTGGGGTTGCCTACATCGGTATCATTGCCGCTAATAAACTTATTGGTCTCTCGAAATACACACGGATCGCTCAGTGGTGTGCTCGACGCGGTACTCTCCAGGAGGAACTTTGTAACGACATTGCCCGTGAGATTAGCAAAGCTACTGAATCAGAAAACGTAGCAGTGTATATTCAAGCCACACACGGATGCTGTGAGAATCGTGGCATTATGGCACATAGCTCATTGACACAGACTACAGTACTCAAAGGCGCATTTAATACAGACATGGGTACTAAGAAAGAATTCTTTGACAACATTAAGATGCAACAGGAGTTTGCTCCGCGATGAAATATATTACAAACAAGTTTGAAAGCATTCGCTTGCCAGTCGAAGAAGGCTTGTTAGAATGGCTACAACAAACATACCCTGCTTCACAATACTACATTAAGGAAATATAATGAATAAGTTTTTTGAATGGTTTGGTCGTAACCGTAAAACGATCGGCTACCTAGTCGGTGGTGTTAACTTAGGTTCTGGTATTGCCGCAATCGCCGGTGGTAGTGTTTGGCCTGGAATAGTATGGCTAATCTTGGGTGCAGCAATTATCTTAGATGCAAGGATGTTTAAATGAGCCACGTTTATCTTATAAAACCTTTAGAAAAGAAAAGCATTGTATATCACGTAGAGATGTTTCGTGAAAACGAAGATGGATCTATTAGTTGGTTTAACATTGACGAAACATATCGTTGGGGTCAAGGCTTTATCGAAGAAGACTTAGACTGTAATCTTCCGTGGGAAGGAGATGATGTTGCCTACGCTAAGACCGATGTAGGGTGGGGTTGTGAGTTCGATGACAGCATTAGTGTCGAGTGGGAATTCAGCGATGACATTTCAGAATTAGAACAACAAGAACTCAAAGAACTCTACTACGAAGGTGGCTCAGGTTGGCTCTATGATGGAGAACATGATTGGCAGGAGGAAGATTGTGCTGTACATATTATTGCTCCATATCAAGTTAGCCTTTGTGATGAAATAACAGGTGAAGTTATTGAAGAGAATGTTAAGCTAAAGCCGAGACCCGATCCAAATACATCGTGGCCTTTTAGTCAAGAATTTCCAAAGGAGTAATATGGAAACAGCTAAAGATATAATGGATCACTTTATTAGTCGTGCTAAGAATTTACAAGAATTCGAAGTTACTACTAGAGTGCCGGAAGATTTTAGAATTAATGGCGTAGTACCATTTGACTTACGTATAGAAGATGCTACAATATATGCTACGGTGTGGGCTTTAGAGTTCGACGAGGCAGCAAAAAAATTAGATAATTGGTTGGAGATATGTAAATGAACTGGTTTAAAAGAATGGTAATTAAATGGGTGCGAGATGATTGGGAAAACGCACGGGAAGAACAACCAGTACATTATAACACAATATCTAAAGGTAGTATAGGTATAGGTATAGCTGTTAGCAAACAGTCTATCGATAGTGAACCAACGCTACACTTTAAAGTCTATAATGCCATAGGTGGTAAAATAGTAGAATTTAGTCGATATGATCGCAGACAGGATCGCAGTGATCATCAAACATACATAATTACACAAGATCAAGATTTTGGAGAACGTATTGCCAAAATCGCAACATTGGAAAGTTTAAAAAATTGAAAGACGTTTACAATTTTGTAGTATGGCAATGGAGTAAATGGAAACCTTGGCAAAAGGTTTATGTTATTGCTATGACTTCTGTTATTATAGGATTTCTACTACCTGGAATTATTGGTGCTTTATTGCTAGTATTAGGTTTAACATCCTTGTTGTCTTGGTTGTTTAAGTGGGCAGTATGGGATAGTATTACTACTTCGTACAATGAATTTAAGAAAGAGAAAGAAGATGGACAAGATAAAAATCAGTGAGGTATTTTATTCAGCACAAGGCGAAGGTAGATTTATTGGTGTACCTAGTGTGTTCTTAAGAACATTCGGATGTAATTTTAAATGTGCTGGATTTGGCATGCCTAAAGGCGAACTAACTAACGAGGTAGAACCTATTGCTAACAGTGTTCACCTTTACAAAACATTTGAACAATTACCCTTAGTTAACACAGGTTGTGATAGCTATGCTAGTTGGCATCCGGCATTCAAAGAACTAAGTCCTTATTATACCATTGACGAGATTGTATCTAAGATACTGGGATTAACACCTAATAAAAATACTTGGGTACAAAGCAACGGTAACGATGTACATCTTGTTATCACAGGCGGTGAGCCTTTGCTGGGCTGGCAACAGTTATATCCCGCATTACTGAATCATACAAAAATGCAGGATTTAAAAAATCTAACATTTGAAACAAACGGTACCCAGCCGTTACATGAAGAATTTAAAACATTTTTAGATAATTGGTATCACTCGTTTAGAGAAATTACATTTAGCGTAAGTCCTAAATTAAGCGCAAGCGGAGAAAAATGGAATGATGCTGTTAAACCCGATGTGGTAGCAGACTATCAACAATACGGTTTTGTATATTTGAAATTCGTAGTGGATCAGTTAGAACACTTTGACGAAGTTGATCAAGCTGTGATGGCATATCGTGACGCAGGTTTTGTAGGACCGGTGTACGTTATGCCTGTGGGCGGTGTTGTCAGTGTGTATGATGGTAATCGTATACACATTGCCGACGAAGCATTAAAAAGAGGCTATTACTATAGCCCAAGACTACACGTAGACTTATGGGGGAACGGATGGGGAAAATAACAGACATAATTGAACGCTTAACCGGCATCGATAAGATAAAGGCCAAGGCTAAAGAGGAAGCAGAAGCGTCATTAAAAGCCGCAGAAGATTCTGCCAAGATTGCTAAAACCGCACTCGATGCCGCCGAGGCAGCGCAGAAGGCAGAAGCCGTTGCCAAGATGACACCAAAAGATCGTGCTACTGCCAAAGGCGAGCCGTGGGTAAGTGTTTTGGATACGCACGTTAACAAAGATAATATCCGTAATGGCTTCTTTGAGCTTGACTGGAATGAACTTTTTGTGTTACAATTGAAACAAGCTGGATACGGTTTCGATGGTGACCCGGACGAAGAGATTGTAGATCGTTGGTTCCGTGACATTGTTAGAAACATGCTAGGCGAGGAAGGTCTGGACACTAGTAGAGGTGCCGGTTATATTAACGTAGTTCCAATTGCCAAAGGCAAGTCAGAGGTTTCATGACATATATTTTAGTTGATACTGCTAACACATTCTTTCGTGCTAGACACGTTATTCGCGGCGATGCCGATATTAAAGTAGGTATGGCATTCCATATCACATTTAACAGTATCAAAAAAGCATGGAATGACTTTGAAGGGAAGCACGTGGTCTTCTGCCTCGAAGGTCGAAGCTGGCGCAAAGATTATTACAAGCCCTACAAGGCTAATAGGGCAGAAACTCGTGCGGCCATGACTGTCAAAGAAGCAGAAGAAGATAAGTTGTTCTGGGAAGCGTTTGACGAGTTTAAAAAGTTCATTACAGAGAAAACTAACTGTACAGTATTACAACATAGTCAGCTAGAAGCAGACGATTTAATTGCTGGGTTCATTGCGGATCATCCTGATGATAGCCACGTGATCATTTCAACAGACAGCGATTTTCATCAGCTGATTGCCGACAATGTCAAACAGTATAACGGCGTAGCTGAAACACTTACCACTATCGAAGGCATCTTTGATAAAAAAGGTAAAATGGTTAAAGACACTAAGACTGGCTTGCCTAAAGATATTCCTAATCCTGAATGGATTTTGTTCGAGAAGTGTATGCGTGGCGATAGTAGCGATAATGTCTTTAGTGCCTATCCTAAAGTTCGTAAGAACAAATTAGAAGACGCATTTAAGGACCGCAGTAACAAAGGCTTCGCGTGGAACAATCTCATGTTGCAGAGGTGGGTTGATCACAATGGCGGTGAACACAGGGTGCTAGATGACTACCACCGTAATCGTCAGCTGATCGACCTTAAAGCACAGCCTGAAGACATTAAGTCTTTTATTAAAGAAACAATTACAACTAATGCTGTACCCAAGACTGTTGATCAAGTGGGCATTAGACTATTAAAATTTTGTCAACTATACGATATGAAACGTATGATTGACAGCATTCAGCAGTATGCTGAACCATTTCAGGCAAAATACAAATGACAATATGTTTATATAAAAATACATGTCCAAATGAAACACAAGATTGTGAGGAAAATATTATGACAGAAATTCACGCCAAGCCCATCGTAGATGGCAAGTTTTGGATTGTAGAACAAGACGGAGAAAAGATTGGTACATTACACAAGAAAGAAAATAACAAATATATGTTAAGTGGCAAAGACGGCAGTAGTTTCTTTGGCAAAAAAGAAGAGCTTATTAAAGCATTCGGGAAGGATTTTTTTAGTGGTAAAATTACAACTACTATTAGTCAAGATGAAAGCAAAGATGTACACGGGTATCCAACAAGCTGTACTCCATGTAATCCCATGTATAATGTACAAAAGAAATTGCCCCTGTTTACAAAAAGTGAAGCTAGCAAAAGTTTGTATTGCGCAGGTTATTATATTATTCGATTTGACAAAGGTTGGGTTAAAAGTTTCTGCCCTAAACTAATTACAATTGAACGCTACGAGAACCGTGGACCTTTTAAAACAGAATTTGAAATGAAACAGGTACTAAGTAATGTCAAATCCAATTAACACACTGCCTATTCAGCAGTTTATTCAGCAGGTAAAAAGTGCTGAATTGGCACAGCAAAAAGAAGTAAAAATAGACATTAAGTCAGCAAAGATGCTGGCTTATAGTCTAGGTGAAATAACTGCCAAATTGCTAGAAGATCAAGACGAATTGTTAAGCAAATTGGCACAGGCGCAAGGCAGCGAAGTTACTATCAAAATGGATGGTGGGGGATTTTCCACTACCTAGATGATAAATATATGCGTATATTAAGGACGCATATATGAGTAGACCCAAGCCTAAGGTACTTTTAGAATACACCAATAAAAAGAACTATAAAACCGAACAAGTTTTAGAGTCCGATGCTATTTGGGCAGTATTTTACAAAAACGAACCTTTCAATTTAAAGAGCTTTAACAGCCTTACATCCTACCCAGGTCCTAAATATAAGAAAGTATCATTTAGCAACCCTGGACATGCTATCAATCTAGCAAAAAAATTAAATCAGATGTTCGATTGTGGTGATTTTCAGGTGGTTAGATTAACTGCTGGAGAAATCGTTAAATGAGTCGCATAAATCATCTTCTAGATCACGCCAGTACTGTTTGCTTTTACGAAGGTGGTTCAGAACATATTTTTTGTGCGACTGACGAACCACGATTTTGGTCAAATCATGATTTAAAAGAACACCCCAACTTGGCATTGGAACGATCAAAAACATACAGTTATAAGTACAATAGTCAAAGATTTAGATGCGACGAATTTACAACTACCAGTGAACTACCTATAGTATTTTTAGGGTGTAGTCATACATCAGGAGTTGGTTTAGAAATTCAAGATGTATGGTCAAACGTACTGTTAAACAAAATTAAAGACTATACAGGTAAAAAAATTCCGTTTTGGAACTTGGCAACAGCTGGATCGAGTATAGATAGACAGGCAATGCTATTAGAAAAACATATACACAAACTTAATCCAAAATTAATATTTTTTTCAGTTCCTGGTATGTACAGACGTGAGATTATATTAGAAGATGCAGTAGTAGACTATGTTCCAAATTGGCAGGAG